AGATATATGTAGATTAGCCGATGCGCTATTAATATCGAAAGAGTTGCCATTTATGAAAAAATTGTATGAAAAATATACACATGATAATTTGTATGTGAAAGGATCTTAATTAAATAAATTTACATATGTTACGAACTAAATCATTACAAACATGATGTTTTAGAGTATATATAATAAAATAACCATGATGGTGCAAATCTTTGTATTGCCTTCTAAATTTGTCAAATGTATTCATTGTCAGTTGTAAATATTTTTTATCTTTTTTACTGTGCGTATCGTCATAAATTTTTTTATTGATCTTTGAAAAGAATATATATTATAATAATTACGAATGATATACAAATACATTGCACGTATATATTTTGCATTTAACATGCACAACTTGATGTGTTCTTCATTGTTAATGGTGTTAGACTTCATGACAAAGTCATTGTTGTTTCTATATCCTAGAGACCGTCTTTTCTTATTATAATATTTTTTGATACTTACCAGTTTTTTTCTATTTTCATCTATTTTTTTGAATAATATTTTGATCCATGGAAAATCACTGTTTCGCGTTAATTTCATTTCTGTCATTTCTACTTAGTTTCCTTTTTTATATTCTATTAGAATGAAAAAAAGAGTTCAATTTTATGAAAAAGGTTTCAACAAAAGACTTTTAAGACTTGTCGATTTTTTTTTCTCTGTTTTTGTTTTTTTGGACTTTTTTTCTGATTTTTTACTTGTTTCTCCTTTCTTGGACTTGGTGTTTTCAGATGGGACATATTTCAAAAAATACTTCTCGAACTCTTTCGATTTCTTGTCTTTCTTCAATTCTAAAAACCGAGATGTTTTTTTTGCACGAATGTTTTCCATAGTTTCTTGTTTTCCGATACATTTGGGTCCAAACCGTTTCAATAAACCGCGTTGAGACAATCTAGTTTTTTGTTCCACATCAAATAAATATTTAGCCATACACAAAATACGGTCCAAGTAATAATAATTTGTTTCAACATAAGTAAAAGCTAAATAAAAACTCATAATAGTATCAATTGTTGCCACGTTAATTTGATTTTCTTGGATTTTAATTGTATTATAATTGTGACAAGCAATCGGTTTGTATATGAATGCTAAAATTTCATCCTTCATGCGAATTTCAAGATGTTCAGGGATAATTTCACCAATGGCATCATGTTTAATAATCTTAATATTTTTATATCCAGCATCATCTAATCTTTCTTGAACAATAGTAGCACACTCTTCGGGTTTTTCATGAAGAACATCAAAGTCGGGAATTTTTTCTAAGAATCGTCCTTCTTTATTAGGTATATTGCGTCCATATAAACTTGCTGCATATCCACCAAAAAATACTGCCCCTAAATCGATTAGTGTATCACGTATAATAACATAAATTTTTTCAGATTCTTCTTTTGAGTTTTCCATTTTCCTTAAAAAATCCACTGTTTCGCATTGATATTTTATTTTCATAGGATGATATTTATTTAACAAATTCAATCTTTTCAATACTTTTTCCCAACGACTAATATCTCCTGCAGGACGTGACAGTTCCAAATACATACCCATGCGCAAAAAATTTGCAGGAACATATTTAATATTAGCAACAGAAATACTTTCTTTGTACAAACTATTAAACAAGTCTTTATGCATGCTGGTAACGTCCGCCATAGGAATGAAATTTACATACACTTTGTAAGTACCTTCATGAACACCTGATTTAGCTTCAACTTGATCATATCCTTCTTTGTAATAAATGTCAGCTAATTCTTTTGCATCATCTAAAGCATTTGCCGAATAAAAGTCATAATCAGGAATTTCATAGTCTTTGTTATAAAATTGTGCATGTTTTGGTAAAATATTGTTAATAGCGGTGCCACCATAACATAACAAACGTTTGCTTTTAAGAAAATTTTCGACAATTTCAATCATTTTTTTAATTTCTTCACTAGACGCAATTTTTTGACCAGCAAGTTTTTCGTTAGTATCTACCGCATGTCGTAAAATAGCCAATTCGCATTCATCAAATGTCATTTGGTTGGTACATTCTTTTGCTTTGTATCTTTTCTTTATTGTTTTATTTTTACCCATTTATATTATATTGTGAAAATTATTATAATATAAATTATTCGTAATTGTTCAAAAGAGATTCCATTCGTACAAAGGCACTCTTTTTTTCTTTAAAAATATTTTCATAATTAACTAGATTTGTATCATTTACATAAAAAGCTTGTGCAACTACTTGGACACCATAATTTTTAATTAAATAAGAACTACTGGAATTCGTTGTATTATTAAAAAATCCAAGATTTGGGAAAACAATTCTAAATAAATAAACATTTGGGTCAGGGGGGTTAATTGGTTGATACGTCAAACTATTTTCTGTATATATACGTGTAGTTTGACTATTGCTAGTCATATTGACAACATTTGATAGACTGTAACAAGTTACATTTTCAGGAGCACATGTAGAATAATTTTTATAACCTGGCGACGAAGTTTCATCCACAATAATGATGATTTTCCCTAACATATTGGTAATTTGACTATCTAAATTGATAGAAACGGCAGTACCATCATTTTCGGTATATAACTTAGGTCCAAGAATTGTTTTAATAATTTCAGCAATTGCTGAATATGCAGAACTATCATATGTTTTAATTCGCAAATGTATAAACAACGGATCTTTTGGATTGGGAGACGTGTCTGAAAAAGCATTGGAAATAATCGTGCTACATGCTCCTGAAAAAGAAACAGCCGGAGCATTTGAAGTAAATGTTTCTAAAGATTGTTTATTTGTAGAATAGGCGACAATAGGAACATTGTCTTTCATATACACTTCAAAGTCCAAGAATCGACAACCTTTGGATAATACATATTTAATCATATTTAAATTCATATATCCTCCGGTATAAGCACTATTTGAAGACGATTTGATGCAATAAAGACGTAGAGCATTATCATTAGAAGAATCAAAACCAGCATTGGTAATTTGAGAACTAGTAGTAACACCTTCTATTTTACTTAATTCTTGACGTTGTGAAGAGTTCGGTGTGTCGTCATAGGGCAAAGGTTTAACAGTAGGAGAAGATTTTTGATTTTCTTGGATAGTTTTGTAAATATAATAGCAAACCAACACTAAAATGGCTATAATAAGAACATATTCAATTAAATTTTGTAAGAAATCTTTATCAAAAAATCCAGACATTTCTATTATATAAAAGGTAGATAAAGTAATTAAAAAATATAGACAGTTACTATATACTTTATAAAATGCCTGGTGGTTTATTAAATATAATTTCTGTGGGAAAGGCGAATGTAATTTTAACAGGCAATCCTAGTAAAACATTTTTTAAAGTAACCTATAGCAAATATACAAATTTTGGTTTGCAAAAATTTAGGTTAGATTACGATGGATTGCGTGAATTACGATTAACAGAATCGTCTAAATTTACTTTCAAAATGAAACGTTATGCAGACTTACTAATGGACACATATTTAGTTTTAAATCTTCCTGATATATGGAGTCCAATTTGGGAACCGAGTAGTCAAACAAATTATCAATATTCACCCTATGATTTTAAATGGATAGAAAATTTAGGTGTTCAATGTATCGAAGAAATTGAAATATTTGCAGGATCGCAAATGTTACAAAAATATTCAGGACAATATTTGCACGCTATGATACAGAGGGATTTTTCAACAAATAAGAAAGAATTAATCAATGCAATGAGTGGAAATGTACCAGAATTAAATGACCCTGCAAATAATCCGGCAAGAGTATTTGCTCCACCATATAAAGCAAATACATATCCTTCTGCACAATATACAACAAATGCTTCAGGAGCAGAACCTTCAATAAGAGGTAGAACAATTTATGTACCTATAAATGCCTGGTTCACTTTAGATAGTCGTTGTGCATTTCCACTGGTTGCACTACAATACCAAGAACTAACAATTAATATTACTATCAGACCTATCCAAGATTTGTTTCAAGTACGTGATGTATATAATTATGCAGATGATTTTCCCTATATCAAAATTCGTGCTGGCGAAAACCAGTTTCAAATGTATCGATTTTTACAAACACCTCCTTCAGATGATTTGTCGAGTGGCAATTATAGTAATCAAACTAATAATTGGAATGCAGATGTACATTTGTTATCAACATATTGTTTTTTATCGGAAGAGGAACAAGCAAAATTCGCGGCCGAAGATCAAGTATATTTAGTAAAAGAGATTCACGAATATGATTTTTTGAATGTAGTTGGATCCAATCGTGTAAAATTAGAATCTACAACTGGTTTGGTAGCAGATTGGATGTGGTACTTTCAACGTAA